ATCCTGTGACGGTTATTTGTGCACCAGATCCTTTAACCATTGTGCTGGTTGTTAGACCTAATACATCACCAATCACATAACCAGATCCACCACTGATGCTTGATGGATCAGCGTTTATTGTTCCTTGAGCATTGATTATAATAGTTGCTGAAGCACCTGTTCCAGATCCAGTGATATTATATAAAGGTACAGCAGTATAAGTTCCTTGAGAATAACCAACACCAACGTTAGTTTTAGTCATTGCACTGGCAGTTCCACCTGCTTGTTCAATAATACCAGTAATTGGTGATGGAATTAAACTTGATGGAACTTCATCACTAACTTTAGCACCAGGAATTAGAATATTATTCATCACAGTGGTGTTTGAAATGACCACTTTTAATTTACGTGGTAAAGTTTTAATTGGGTCTGATCTTAATTCGGATGAAGCACTAGCAAGTTCTTGTTTAGGATTATAGAAAAATGCAGTTCCTGATTCTGTAGTAAAATTACACTTATAAAGTTTGAACTTCATGTCTTCAAATTGACTCGCAGTCCAAATAGTTCCATTCTGTGACTTAAATAAACTACCACCAATATATTGTTTAGTAACAATAACACTTTCAGCATCAGGTAATGTAGTGGTGTTAACAGTTCTTTCACCCATACGAGCAATCCACATTTCATATAGATTTGATGTCGGTGCTAAAGCCACTATAGCATATTCCTGATCTGGTTCAAGATATATTGGTGATGGGAATGTTACTTTAGTTGGAACTGTTCCGTCAATGGATGTTAGAATTTGAGATGGTTCCAAAACAACTCGTGCATGCTCTACTAGAGGTTGACCTTCGGGAGTTCCTAAAGTTACTGGTCTAATTTCAATTGTACATTTTGTTGATGGGTCAACGTTTGCAAAGTATAAATCAACTGAAGAAAGAAACGCACCTGTCTCATCTACTGTAAATGATTGTGCTAGAGGATCTCCACCTCTACCACCCCTTCTGGGTGGTATCCTTATAGGTCTAAAGACGTTAACTCTTTGTCTTTGTAATTGGTTTATCAAACCATTTGCTTCATATGTTGTTTCACCGCTACTAATCAATAAACTGCCTGGTAATGGTGTAGCGTTTGTGCTACTTGATGTTAGTTTGAAAGTTTTTGTACCTACAGTAAATCTTAGTGGTGGTAATGGTTCTGTAAATGGATCTCTGAAGAAAAGTGCACCACTAAGATCACCAAAAGTATCTGGTATTAATTTTAAACTTGCTATGGTTGCTTGTGATCCACTTGTTTCACCAAGTAAAGTCATACCTTCAGTCACAAATCCAAAATATCTACCTAATACTTCATCAACTAAAGAATTAATGTCTACGTTTAAGATGGTTGAGGATGATGAATATACTGATGGTAATTCTACACTTCTATCATATGGATTTAAACTATAAGTGGTTGTTGGAGATGCAGCAGGACCAGTTTTATGATTTGGAGCATATACTCTTGCACTGAATACATGTGTTCCACCAACAAAACCTTTAATAGTTTCACCTATAACAAATGATCCAGAAGTCATTGAAATTTCAATTAATTTTGGAACTATATCAATTCCACTAGTGTTATCAAAGAAAGCGTAATGTCTTTGTAAAGGTCTTAAATTGCTTGCATTGAAGGCAACGTTTCTTGATCTGATATGTGTATCAGGAGTTATTGGACCTTGAATTGTTTCTATAAATGAGTTAGCTAAGACACGATTACCTACGAGATCTTCTTGGAATATTTCTAATCCACCAGCTCGAATTCCTCTAGGTCTTGATCTACGACGACGACCAAATAAAAGGCGACGGAACCACCCCCTTCTTCTAGGTCTTGCATTTCTTCTAGGGATTCTCGTACCAGCAGCAAGAACTAGAGGTCTTCCCACGACTGTTCTTACATTAGTGCTCTCTGTCACGATAGTTCTTGTCCATGAATCAGATTCTGGTGTTAAAGTTATATTTCCAATAAACTCAATCATACTGAATGGGTTTACATTCTCAACTCTTGATGCTAAAGGTTGATTTAACATTTCAACTTCATCATACTTTAGAGTAATATGATTACCAGTTTTTTGTACGTTAGGATCTAATAATGTTAAATTAGAATTAAAATCAGCTGTATCTACATTTATTGAAGGTTCTAAGGCAGGTTGTGGTGCTATGGTGTAAAGATCAACCGCTGTGGTAAATTCCTGAAGATCAGTAACCACAAAACCCTTAGTTAAATCATCTATACGTGCAGCATCTCTAAAATCATCAACAAAAAATCCAGATTTAAATCTATCTAAATTATCAGCATCTCTCACTTGGAAAGTTTGTGTATTAAGTTCTAATAATGAAAGTGATGTGGTTTCTTCAAGAGTTTCTATTCTATCTTCAAGTTTACCAATGTCTCTCATTGTGTATCTTCTATTATCAACTGCTCGAATTCCTGCATCATTCACATCATAGAGGTAAGCAGGAAGAGAAATGGTCGCTATGTGCATAGATTCATCAATACCTGCTGGTTCTTTTGGATTGACTGCTGAAACACCTTTCACCACACTCACTATACCTTCCTTACTTAAAGTTACCTTATCAATTCTTGGTAAATAGTGCTCATACCCAATTAAGGAACTTTCTTGTGGTGTTATTGTAAGACTGGGATTTGTTGATGCTGAAAAATTTCTACTTGAAAATGCAAATGGTGAAGTGTTCGTTGCGTTAAATCTACCAACTCTTGGTCTAAAATCTAAAGTGTCTGAAATTCTAAAACCAGAATCAGTGACAGGTATATCAGATTTAAATGCACCTGATGGATATGATTCAACAGTAAATACATCTCCAGTATCGCTGCTTGGAACTTCAAAATAATTGAATATAACAAGTAACTGTCTTGAAGGTGTATAATCATTAGTTCTCTGTATGCGAGAGTAATCATAGAATTGATCTCTCTGACCTTTATCTAATTCATAATTTGATGTTACATCTTGGAAATTTCCTTTATCTACAACTTGAACTACAGAAGTTATCTTAGATTCTTCAAATGTACATATCTCACCAACCACAAATTTAGATGAGTTGAGATACACGATTTCAACTTTTGTTGCTGATGATCTAGTTACCACTTGTGCAAGAGCACCACTAGTAGATCCTATTATTTTTTCACCTAATATAGAAGATGTATCAAGATTTAAACCAGCTGGAAATGTTAATGAATCTAAAGTTGGTGCTGAAGTATCTAAAGATTCGTATACTGCAATAACCTCTATAACATCTGGTAAATTTAATGATATAACGTTATCTTCAACTCTTAAACCCATATATGTACTTGTTGAAAGTCCACTTGACGCTGTAGATGCAGCAGATACTGTTCCATTAACTATTAGTTTTTCACTTCTAATATATTCTTTCTTTTTACTTTGAATACCTATTTTTTTAGTGGTAACATTAACAACAACATTTTGCTCACCTGCAGTTAATCCAGTAAATTCAACTGTAGCACCACCAGAACCGAGAGTAACTTGATCTGATGTAAGATCCTCAATAGATCCATCATCATAAGCAACATAATATCTTTCAGCATCAAATGTCTCAAACAAAGCACTAGTCAATCCGATACTTGCATTAGTAATTGGTATGCTTAGAGCACCTGTGACATTATTAACAGTTTGTCCAGTAACTTGTTTTGATATTATTAAATTTGAAGATCCTAAATTGACTGCAGATACATTTTCGCTCCCTATAGGTGCAAACAATCCACCACTTTCTGATACTATGGGTGATCCTACTATAACGTTTGTTTGAACTGCTGCTGAAGGTAGAGATCCAACACAAACTCCACTTACAGATTGAACTGCTTCAACTTTAGCAGTAGTCACACCAACACTTTCAATACGATTAAAACTATCAACTGTTTGACCAGCAACTGGATATTTAATAATATCACCAACTCTTAAACCAGAAATTACATCTGTTTTACCAGTTATTACACCATTAGTTGCAATTTGCACTTCATCTGCTATACCTAGACCTGATACTGCTGTTTTTTGTAGAACCACATCTCCACCAAAATCTGCTGCAAATCCAGTAATAGCACTAGTATCTTGATATACAGATTTTACATCACGAATACTGTTTATCCTTAATGCACGTATTGACCTAACAATAGACTCGTCACCATTAACTATAATTTGTTCTCCACTTACAAATGTTCCTGATGTTTGTGTTAATCTTACTGCAGTGCTGTTGTTTACATTAGTATGTACGAAACCAGTTGCTCCACTACTTTTTCCTCTTACAAAGGATGCTGCTGGACATTGTAGGGGACTTAAAGCAGTATTGATATCAAGATCTACAAATGTTTGAACATCAAATACATAAAGATCATGTTCGGTTGCTGCGTTTGAGTAGGAAGCATCAGATAAATTGTGCATATACACTCTTGCTTCACCAATTATATTACCGCCAGGAGCTGTTACTGAAGAACCTCTTCTTTTATCATATAATCCAATAGTATGGGTAGTCGCTGCCCCCACCTGTGGAGTTCCATGTACATTGTTTAACTTTAATCTTGTACCAAATTCAAAAGGAATTTGAGCACTATCAATTTTCAAAGTATCTCTTGGTTTTTCAACATCTATAACAGTCGTTCCAACTTTATCAATATCATATCCTTTAACATATGCGGTTCCTTCAGATATTTTAACAGCCATCAAATCTTCTGATGGTGTATTTCCTTGCTCAGTTTGTTGCCCCTCAAAATATACCCCCTCATTAGATTGGCGGTCATTTAAAGATTCATTTATTTCGACTTCAAAATTTTCTAGAGCGTAGTTCCCTGACTCATCAAATGTTCTCTTCGCAAAATAATCTCTTATTAAATTGTACTCAGATTTATTTTGTAACTTTTTAATTTCTCCATTATCAATTCTTATAAGTTCAACAAAAGACTTATCATCGTAATCGTTAATTGCTTTTTTGGATAAGGTTGCAGAAATTTTTAATCTATCAGCACCTGGTGCTGCAAAGTTTGAAAATCCCTTAGCATTATCATATAATGATTTATCATCCTTTGCGGTCACAATTTCTTCTAAAATTGTAAGTCCCACCCTATATGATGAACCATTTGAATATGGATCTAATAGAATACTACTTTTTTCTACGTTAACAAAAGTTCCTCTTACAAAAAATACACCTTGACCCACAGAGACTATTGATGAAGTTGCTATGGCATCTTCACTAATCAAAGTTGCTACTGTTTCGCCAGGAGATATTGTAGTATTACCATAAGTTATAGTATCTTCTAATATTAATACTTCACCATCTTCAAAAGTAGAAACCTCATTATCTGTGCCTGATGTTGAGTAATTTACATATAATGTAACATGAGTGAATTCAGGACCATCAGTTGGGAAAAAGCAATCATTAACAACAGCTACAACGCCAGATGATTGACCTCTTAATTTTTTACCATGTAACTGTTTTGTATATACAGTTACATCAATACCCAAATGATCTGGATTTATCTTTACTGCACTGTACGCACCATCGTAGTTAATATTACCAGGAATCACCATTGATCCCTCTTTAAACATATGACTACCGAACGATTCTACTTGATCCTGTAATATTGATTGTAATTGCGTTAATTCTCTTGCTTGGATTGGGAAACCAGGTTTAAACAACACACGATAAAAATTATCATCCTTATCGAAATCGTCAAAAAATGGGTTTATGTTTAAATTCGTTTTTTGTGGCATTTTTTAGAATTCTAGAATGATTTTAACGTCCTCTTTTTGTCTAGCGTTTCTTGTAATCAGTGGGCGATTATCAAGATAAACTATATCACCTGACTTTTTATTTATCTCAGGATTAGATACCCCCTGTGTAAATTGAGTATCTAATGATATTAATCTAGTTCCTGTCGGATTAGTGCTAACACCTGTAAATCCAGTGTCTATGGATCCCTGAAATCCGCTAGAATTTACTTTTTCTGTATTTGACTCAAAGGCATGAACCTTAGCAAAAGTTGATACTCCAACATAATCTGTGGTATCAAATGATGTTTGATTTAAAACATTTGATCTATCTTGAACAAATTTCAAGACTTTTGTGTCCACATCATATGCAGCAACAAAACCCTTAGCTGTTCCTCCTGATACAACCTGTGATACTGACTCTCCTATAGTTGGAGTTCCAGTAACAGTTGAAAACTTTAATGCACCCACAGATGAGAATGTAGGGTCAGTAAATATCGTTGTTGAACCAATAGATGTTGGATTTTTTAAAATACCAATTTGTGAAAAACTAGTATTCACAGGAAAATCATTAGTTGTTGATGTATCAAATCTAGCAAAAACTAGAACTCTATCAGACCCTAATTCTTTGTATATATCACTACCATGTCCTTTTGATGGTGGAATGATAGGTATCAAATTCGCTTTTACAGAAGCACTAGTGTTACCAATCGCACCAAGATCTACCATACCATATGTGTATCCTTTACCTCCAGAAGAAACCACAGCGTTAGTTATTTTATTATTAACAACATCCACTACTACTTTACCACCTTCACCATCACCTAAGATCGCTACTTCTTGACCAGTTCCATTAGAATATCCACTACCCTGATTTTCAATGTAAACTTTTTTAATTTGATTATTATTTACATCAGAGTCTCCATTATCCCTTACTGCAACTATTTGAGAATCAGTTGATGATGACCAATTATTTGAAACGGATATGAAATCTGTGGAATCAAACTTGATAATATCACTTGGAGATACTGTAAATAAGTATTTCCAAAGGTATCCATCACCACTAGTTCCCGCTTTAGATGGTTCTAAATCAGTGAATGTTGGTTCATCAAGTGATGCATTACCAGTTGTGTTAATACCAGAGGAACCATTATCAATACAAATGTAAACTTTATAATCACTATTCATCACATAGTAATTTGAATCATATAATCGTGCAGATCCTGTGATAGGTGATCTATTTGATAAACTATAGTCATGACGATACATTTCATACTTTGTACCTCTAGACCAAGATATCTTCCTCACAAGTCTTCTCACATTATCTGATGTTACTTTTTTACCAAAAGACATATTGTCTCCTACAAAGTTCATGTAGTTAACATTGTCAGTTGGACTTGGTGTATCAGTATTAAAATCTGTTTTTCTACCGAACCCTGATGTGGTTGGATTGGACAGACCAACAAACACGTAGTAAGAATTGTTAGAGTCTGTAACGTTATCTACAAAATTACTTGCGTTTAATATTCTAAACTGATCTGTTACAATAGCGGCCATCGAATTGGGTTTTTTCTATATTTATACGTCAGAGACTGAGTTATTTACTTAATCCACCAGTATCCCTCAAACCTGTCCCTCGTCTCTGTAAAATTGGGAAGGTTGAAAGACCTGTGCTTGCGGTAAATCCAGTTACTCCGATTGATATTGGAGTGCTGGATCTTGTGAATCCAGAGATCTTACCGAATGATAATGTTCCACAGGGATTAGTTGCTGAACCTGTTGTAGCAATACCTACAACACTTGTTGTTGATAATATGTTACAGGTTAATATACCTGCATTATTAACTCTTGAAAATGCATCTACCTTGTAAATGTTATCTAAGAATGTATTACCGACACCAACTATTGATAAATTGTGACCATCAATTGATGTGATTCCAAAACCAGTAACTGTATCAGAAACTAATACTCTATTATTTGCTGATAATGCAGAAATACTTGGATGTGTAACGAAAAACTCAAGGGCAAGAGGATTACCACCAATACCTGTTGCAGTCTGAATACCAGTTATGATACCAGAGAATCCAGTCGCAACACCAGCATTTGTGATATTTTCAAGAGATATAGTAGGTATTGATGTAATCACTTGTGGTGGATGTGCTTGAGAATAACCAAAACCAGGATTTACTATGGTTGTAGCGGTTATAACTCCATTTGTTATTGTAGCTGTTGCTGTAGCAGTAGATCCAATACCTGTGACTGTATTACTTCCATCTGGAAGGAAATTAGTTGGGAATCCAACAGAAAAAGGTTTAGCAATCTTCACGCTAACAGTTCCAGTTTGCCCAGATCCACCACTACCAATAGTAAGTGCACTAATCGTACCCGCTGCAGATACAGTCGCTGTGATTGCTGCTGCTACGGGATCACCTGAAGTATTGACTAATAATGCGTCAATATTAATAGGACTTCCTACTTCATAATCAAATAGTCTACCATTATCTACAAATATTTCTGTGCCAGATGTGGATAGATCACTTATGATTCTACCTGTTGGGTAAACTAGTGGTTCGATAGAATCTCTTGCTTTTGATACTGCTTCACCAGCAATATTCTTATCAACTTTTTGCTTTGTCCAACTAATTGGTCTGGAAGCAGTGCCGATACCCAATCCTGTGTATAAGTTAGTTTCTACCTTATCTGAAGTTGTAATATTATAGATTGTTCTAGGATCTTGGGTGATAGTTCCTGAGATAGTATCATTTTTATTTAAAGTAAGTATATCACCCTTTTTAACCGATTCTACTATGTTTACAGATATACTATCTGTTCCACGGGATCCTCTATAGAAAAATATATCAACCTTATCATCTTCATCAGGTGCTTCACTAAACGTAAATGATGTACCACCTTCAAACTGATAATGTTGACCTGGTTCCTGTATAACGCCATTTACAAATATGAGAAGAATAGCGTTTAAATCTATTTCAGGGTTTGTTGTTTCAAAACTTAATAACTCTTTATTAAGGAATAGTGGGAATCTTACTCTTGAACCGTTTTGCAAATTCTTTATAGAATCCACATTATCCAACTCACCAAACTGCCATGAGGCAAATGAATCAGTAAATGTTTCAAGAACAGTCAGTTCAAAGTCTTGAATTGCTGATGCTAATCCACGATCAGTTACGAGTCCAACAGGTTTAAATACGTCACCTTTCCTAAATCCATAACCAGGACGACTTATTTTGAATGATTTTACCTCATGAAGAGTTGATCCAATACCCACTGTGTTTGCAGCTCCAACGTCAACAGTAATTAACAAGTTTTTACCTGTCTCAGTTGTCGCACCTTGACCAAATCTTGATACACCAACAACTTCAAGATTCTCATATGATGGTTGTGGTATGTTGATCTGTGGTTGTACGTAGCCAGT